TAGTGTTGTCACAGATTAAGCTATTAAGAAAGCCACAACTTATTTGAACACTATAAATTCTGGCAGGGAACTCGATGAGCTGGCAGTATTAAATCTTAAATATGTCTTGGAGTTACACTTTTGGGTTAAAACAGACTTCAGGTATCGGGGCTTACTAGCTTTTGTGTTAGAATTGGTATCATAATATGAAGAGAATTCTTAAATGAATTTAAAATATACCGTAAGCGAGTCAAAATATTTTTCGTAACTGAATTAAGACTTTAATCTCGCTCACTAAACTGTTTTTTCCGCCAGACACCCATTAATCCATATTTCATATTATTTGTTAGAATCACAATCATCGGTTTTAAATCCTGAAGCTCTTAAATTCATGTTGGAAGATAATGTAAGCTATAAACACTATTTTAAAACGATACATGTCGACAAGTTTTAGAAGTTGTATGTATCCGACAAGAGGTATTATAAGGATAATCTTGACTCTATACTCGAAGATTCTTACAAGGTTGGACCACTAGTTGAAAACTGTCCTGGCTTCAATGATTTCTTTTGTTTGACTAGAAATGAGTTATTGATATGGCACATGGCTAATCAAGATCATAATATAACATAACAAATTTACTCTATATATGGACAAAAGACAGCGGAACCTTTTGGTTTTAACACAGTATATGCTGGTGAAGCTGCTAATTTATTTACACCCATGATCAGAAAAGATAAAACCGCAAACTTAGGAACCGACATACTTGCTGAAATTAACGCTACATAAGTAGCTCCATATGATCCCAATTGGAAACCAGTTATCAAGACGTTATGTCAGGCGAGATCAGATCGATTCGCAGTTTTAGAACCAGGGTTTTAACCAAAACTAGTCGAATCCTTAAACGATTATGACTGTGATTGTGATTTTGGACCCATCTAAGAGCCCGAGAATATCTGTGATATTAGCATAGAAGGTATTGAAGATATTTTGGTGAACGAATTTTCATCGGATGACAAAAATTAATTTGAGTTTGATTGTACAGGTTAGGAAAGTTTATCTCTTTAGTCTTTGTTACAATATTAGAAGATACCGGTCCTAGGAGGGAATATAAAATGTATCAACATTAAGAATTACAATTTGAAACCAACCTTGGCTTCCTTAAAAGAGGTTGACGAAGCTTTGCCAGAAAACTCCATATTGAATTTAACATTTAGGGCTGTCAATCCATCTAAGAAAAGCAAGTCTATTAAGTTACAAAGACTGCCAATAGAAAATTATCCTACCTTAACTTAAGATGAGGTTGAATCCATCAAACTCTATTAAAATTAGATTATGCTAGGAAATGGTATATCCTTAACTCCTTTAGATGACCAATTAAAGAGTCAACCGGATTAGGCATTAAGGTCTTTTTAATTATAAGATATCTCTGGTTAATCATAATAAATTAGCTAAAATTCAACAAAACCTCTTTTACCCATAACAACCTAGACCGGGGACTAAACTATTTGTGTTATAGGAGATATGAATACTCAAATGTCTTCTGTCGAGCCTTAGTAAGAAGGCATCAACTTAGATGAAACCCCAGATTTTGACCTGACTCAGGGCTCATAAATCCTTGAAAAAATGCTAGCTTTAGATGCTGATATTTAAAATTTAAAAGATCTATCCGAAATAGTAGGCATCGATCACCCTAAACCCGACACTTCAATGAACATACGTTAATATTACTAATAAGTATTATCATCATAATTCTGTTAATCCAGCAGTTAATTAGTGTCAAAAATGACCAGGTAATTACATGATAGTCTAATAACGACATGGAGATCAACTCAAACCAAGATCATGTAAATTTACGCTACCGAAAAAGAAAAAGTAAGCTTATTGAATCGATTTTTCTAGCGACGATAGGTTAAGTTCACTTTATCTGGAATAAATCCGTCAGCTCTAAATTTTTTAGGAGCGGCTATGATTTGCGCAATTCATGATGTCAACTTAAACGTTGTGCCGATAAAGGATAAACCAACATAACCCGGACTATCTATTAAAAATTATGGTCATAACACTCATGTGGTAGCAAATATGAGAGGAGCAATAAATAGAAATCTTCTTACGATCTTAGCTAAGAACGGGTTTAATATTACTAGAGAGATGTATGAAAAATGTAGTAATCAAGGTTCTGGTCATGACAATTTAAGATATGCTGTAAACCTCATGATTTCAATATTGATTAATTCGATGTTGTCTTATCTATATTAGATTCCTTTAGACCAGGATCCTAATACTATTTACTTATTAATTGATGTGGGAGCAAAATTCAAAGCTATATCAACTTTGCTGATAAAATTTTTAAGACATCTATATGCTGAGATCCGGGTTCTTGATCCTACCACAGGAACGTATGTTTCTACACCACAAACTTAGTAAGCTTGCTAATCACTAATCATTAGGAAATTCGTTTATGTGCCCATTAGACCAAACGAAAGTAGCTATGATCGCACATATTATTCACAAAATCTCCAAAGTTATTTATCTAATCATAGCCCACATATAGAACTTAGAAGACCATTTGAAGGTACTGTTCAGGAGTACGAGTAATCTGGATGTTTGACATCGCTCATATAGCTTTACAAATAAACTTAACCATCAGCGAAAGTCTAGCTTTTTTATTTGCTTAGTGACGTGCATTATTATCTTCCAGGCTGGAAACCTATTCATCCTGGAATCCTGTTCATATCTGGCGGATTATTTCATGGATTGCCAGGATACTATGATCTACCGTTTAGAGAGGGTCAATACACCATTTACAATGAATTACTTGGGAATGGCGATCATGAAACTCGGGTGGCTATGAGAACAAATGCTTAGGGTACAGTTTATGAACACCAATTAGTCGATGTGCCTGTCCGTAATACCGTGTTAGAATTTGGGTGGTATTAATTGTTTGCATCAATCATACCGTTCGATCCTGATACTGATCATTCACCTATAATTCTATTGAAATCACCCTTAATAGACTAACCGGCCAATAGATCTATTCAACATGAGTTCATAAGTAATCTCTACACATAAATGGGCGCGAAAATAGGTGAGTTGTAGATGACAGCTGCAAATACCGAATATTTTAAGAGCAGGTCCACATAAATGATTAACAACAAAGTTGTGGGATCTCTCAATCGTGACTGTAATTTTCAAATTAAATATTGGAGTGATTATATGGGTTGTTGTACAAGTGAGGGTTTTCAGAATTAAGTCGATACCAACATCCTGGGCATATACAAGTACACAGATAGCTTTGAAAACGTTAATGTGTAATAGAACTTCTAGACATACCCAACCATTTTTCACAGGCTATATCATGAATACTCTATCAAATTTGGTAAAGAATCACTAATTTGGATTACGCGAAATCGCATCACGGTGGGCAAAAAATAACATCTGAATCTGTTCTTTGGCAAAACAAAACCAGCCTATGATCTTTATCAATTGCTTGTTCATAAATATAGCGAAAATTTTAACAGTGATGACATAAAAGCTGTCAATATACTTGGGTAAAAACTTGAACAGAAAACTGCGTAGTTACCGAAACACGACCACCCTATGAGCTAGAATGTAAAATTCTATTATGCTAAACCCTGTCCATAAGAAAAAATTAAAGGGCAAAACGATGTCAATCCAAACATTCTTCCATTAAGTCAGGCGCACAAATAACTTTATGATCTTAATCGCGATTGCATCATATAATGGCTTTAGAACAACAAAGAACCTGTAATATCAAAAGGTTAGGACAAATTAGCACCAATGTAAGTTCATTCCATATCTTATCCGACAGGTTATGACGTCATATAGTCACAACTAAAACTCCTAGAGTATGAATTTTCTTCGAAGTGTGTTTAAAATCGAATAGTGGCTCTTCATGATCGTTAGTTCGCATCAATGCCCCTAAATTGTCCTACATACACTAAGAATTTTTCAAGAATGATGGATAGGTTTCTAGACTGGTTCAAACGTAAGTTGCTCAAGCAAGATTGGTCGCATGTGATTAGATCTTGTCCCATTGAATGGTTGGATGAAAAATCAGGATTTTCTGATTCTAAAAAATAAAAATATCGCACAACTATCATGAAATAACTGGCAAACCCAAATATAAACTTCAGTACATCTTACACGACTATGGTCAAAAGTGGTGAAACGTATTTTAGTGAAACCTTAAATGTAGATAATAATGGGTTTCTTTAAGATGTCAGTGAACGGCCTAGAAATATATGTGTACCCCCTTCAACCGGTTGTGGTATATTGACCTGGATTCAGAGTCTTTGTTGGGCTAATGTCAAGAAGATTCTCCCACAATTCATATAAGGAGAAGATAAAGAAGGTCTTAAGGAGAAAATTCGTTCAAAGGCGATGAATATAGGGGATAGCATGTCGTTATCCATGGATTCCTCAGCTTTTGATTCATCCTAGCATGCATATATATAGAAATTGGTTGATAACCCTATTTGGACAATGCTAATTGAAATCATATTTACACATTTGAGGAACAATGATAGAATGAAAATATATGACCTTGACACTCTCGAGAAAAACCTGATCAAGTCCGTCAACAATAATTAGAATATCATGTTTGTTAATATTCCAGGTATCAATGGACCAGTTTGGCCCTTAGACATCTAAAATTACTGGAATAAAGATTTATCCCGAGAATATTCAAGGTATTCTAATAAAACTATACTTAACTGGATTTGCTATGTAACTAATGGGACCACATTTAGTGGAGATCCTATTCATACTACTATGGGTAACACCCTTCGAACTATTCTATACCTTTTTATGTTTTTAGAGATGATCGGCGTGTTTGAACCCTGGAAGAAAAAATAGCATAAAATAGCAAATGGAAATGCTTCCGGTGATGATTTGATTGCTTAAATAGCCCGACATCTAGCCCCTCAGCTAAAATAAGTGATACTAAATAATACTTCTAGAAAGAAAACTGATACTTTACCAGTAGGGTTAGGGTAGGTTATCGAGGACGTCAAAATTGGTGAATGGTACGATTTTGAGTTTTGTTCAAAATGGTCTTTTCATGACGGTAAAGACGAACATTGGACTCTGTATCGAGATATGAAGAAAACTCTCTCAACCAAACATTATTATCAGAAATAAAATGATAAACTCAAGAACTACCCTTTCCTTCATGCATTAGCTATGTATGAGGGCGTCAAAACAGAAAAAGTCTCACGACTGATAGAAGATTTCTTTAAGTATAGAGTGTTGAAGTGGAAGGAACTTGACCCATAAGGTGTTCTTAATTCTGATTAGTCGACTCTTGAAAAACTTAATGAACGGTTAGTTTACAAATTTGCTGACAATTTTTTGAACTATCATTATGAATCAGAAGTAAACTAGAGATGCGGGATTGATTATTACGACTTATTATAGCTACTTATAAAAGATACTGTGTATTACGGCCGTAGCCAAGGGGTTAGCAATATATATATATAAAATAAGTTAGAGATAGTAAATTTAATGAATTAATAATAAGTAAGTAATAAGTAAAATAATAATCAAGTTAATAAGCAAAAATCCAAAAAACATCGACTAAGAGAAAATCGCAGGAAAGGAATAAGCGCTGATAAAATAGTAACGGACATAACTAAGATAAAACCATCAGATGCTTCGTACTAATAAATCCGTTCTAATGATGTCAGCTCTGATTTCGCAAAATACTTAATGGTGTTAGATAAGAAGTTTGCCAAAACTAGTAACAGCAAACTGCTAGAATATATAGGCTCAAAAACGGCAAATAAAATAGAACAGTAATTTCGTTCTATGAGCGAAGACGATAGGCATAGAGTTTTGGTCGACATCTTGGCTGATGACATCCCACCATAGGTGCTGCAATATGCGCTAAAAGCTACTCCCTTTTTGGCAAACTACTTATGGGGAGTTGTGTCAAAAAGTAATTTGGGTTAAAAAGCTTTAGGATTTATGAAAAATACTCTAGGCATTGATTTAAATGATGACTATGGAAATTATAACTCCTACACTTACAACGCCTCCATGGATAAATCATTAAACTGGAGTGACTTGGATCCATAAGTCAGTGATGATTCAGCTAAATTTGACGGAGTTTCAGGTTAATGTTTGATGTCTATTTTAGCACCTGAATTAGCATCTTGCAGATAACCATCCAGTACTGCCATCAAGACGGGTTTATACAGTAGGGTGTCAAGTTTGACAGTTACTACAAACGCCTCCGGTAATGCCATCCTGAATATTTTCCCAGAATACATTGGATAATCAGCTAGTTTTCCTGGATTTTACTCCTTGTACAATGATGCCACTTTAAATATTAATACAGGGGCTTAAACACCTGTTTCAGTCAGTACAGCTGGGCCTATGTTTGGCTTAACAGGTTTTAATGAACTACGAGTAACTGGCTTTGTTGTACAAATGCAATCAATAGTTAGCTAGTTGAATAATTAGGGTCGAGTCGTCACCGTGATGACAAATTCAAATAGTACTGGGACTAGTACGACGTCCATTAGTAGTCTGAATAATGCTCGTGATAGAGAATATTCAATCTATACCAGTATGCAAAATATAAATGGACACCGTATGGTTTATGTTAACAACTCAACTGTACCTGGTACTTTTGGTGATGTTTAGAACGACTTTATATCAATAATTTTAACAGGATGTGCAACAAGTAGTTAAGTGCTTTAGGTTAACATACATTATAACGTGGAATATACAATCTCAGCTGGATCAATAGCTACCGTAGAATCACCACCATTAGGACCATTCACTCAATAATGTCTCTAATCTTGTCTGTCTCGAAGACCAGATTTGAGAATTATTGGATCCTAAGAAATACGATAGATGTTTACACGTGTTTTGTCTACTCGCAACGTTTATGAATCAATGTTTAGAACGTTAACTTGTTCATCTTTTGAACATAAGCATGATGAATTTAATTATAACCCAAGCAGTGTCGCTCCAAGTAATTCATCAAGTTAGAGCGTTTTTGCTTAATATTGAAGTGCATCAAATGATAACACAATACACTCCTCGTATTGCACTTCTTGAGACCGATGTTTAACATGGCAATTCTGTAACCTAAGTGCAGGATTGAACTTAATACTTAGGGAAACAGTTTTCAATTGATTAGGGTCAATTGTTGACTGAATTCGTTCGACAAATGTTAGGACTCCCAGTCGAACTTAGAAACTCT